GTGGGTATATTGGACCTTGGCGAACGTCTGGAAACTAGCCTAACCAGGTTCAGAGATAAGTATATGGAGCCAGACCAGATTAATCGCCACACCCGCGTGGTGTACAGCTGGAAACCTAAGCTCGGCGCTGACCTACAGATCCAAGAAATCATCTCTGATATCTGCTACTCACTCAAGGCTGAGGATTATCTCGAGCTGCCGCCACTAACCACACTGCATCATCCAATTGAAATTGATAAGAATGTAAAGGCTAAATATGATCAACTTAGAAAAGACATGGTCGCTGAGATCGGTAAAGGGAAAATCACAGCTCCGACAGCAGCGGCGCTGGCGGGCAAGTTACTCCAATTCACCAGCGGCGCAATTTATGCAGAAGATGGAGAAGCGCAGGAAGTACACCGCGCTAAACTGGAACGCCTTGAGTCGATCATGGAAGAGTCTTCCTCGCCAACACTGGTGTTCTACCACTTCAAGCACAGCCTCCAACGATTACGTCTTCAGTTCCCAGAAGCGGTGGTGCTGGACGATGACAACATTGCAGCGTGGCGTCGCGGCGAGATTCGTATGCTCCTTGCCCATCCCCAATCTGGGGGAATCGGCCTCAATCTACAGTGCAACGTTGGTGACACTGCACAAACGGTGTGGTTCGACCTCCCGTGGTCTTCGGAAAACTACATCCAAGCCAACGCGCGGATCTACCGCCAAGGGCAAGAAAAGCCAGTTATTATACACCATCTAGTAATGTCTAATAGCATCGACGAGCACGTCGTCAAAGTTTTAGAGGGCAAAATAAATTTGCAAGATGCCCTGCTAGAGTCCTTAAATTTTGCATTAGTATAGCCATGAGAACAAAAACCAAATACAAAGTCAACGCTGTGGCCCCACGCCTATCTGACGAAGACCCAGACCCAATCGAACAGGATGACGCAGAAGGTATGTCGAACCAAATTATTGAAGGTTGGTTGCCATGGGACCCGGAAGATATAGATGACATTAGACATCTAATAAATGAATGTATGCCTGTCAAGCAGCGGTTTGTATTAACAAGTTTTTTAGATGGTTTGTCTTATACAGAAGTAGGTTTATCGGAAAAACATTGGCGCTATCATTTTGCAAAAGGCGTAGAGTTTATTAAAAAGGAATTAAAACTATGAGTCATTTTGTAATTGAACGCATATACAAAGGTTATCCAATCATTGAAACACTGACCGGTGTTGAAGATATTGATACAAGTCAGTATCCCGACATTGAAACTTTATGGGTATGCGAAACAGCAGAAGAAGTAAAGGCAGTAGAAAGCGAATTAAGGAGAAAACATGAGCGACGTAGTCAACAATCCTAAACACTATACCAGTCATCCATCTGGCGTTGACTGCATTCAAATTACTGAACACATGGGTTTTAACCTAGGTAACGCAATTAAATATATCTGGCGCGCTGATCTTAAAGATGACGCGATTGAAGATTTGCGCAAAGCAGAGTGGTACATTCGCAGAGAAATTGAAAAGCGAACACCGCCCATGGTAACAAGAATTAAAGAGGAGTGCGGCAGATGAAAAAGTACACAGCTTGGGATATGGAAGATGCCATCTATAAAGTATGGCAAACATCTGATGACCTTGAATCATTTTATAAATATCATGGTGACGCAGAAAAACCAATGACTGAAGATGAAGTGGCTAACACTTTGCTTGGTATCAAGATGATGCACGAAATGCGTTGTTGGCAGTTGATGGATATGCACGCCAGAGTGTTTGAATTAAATCAGTATTGCACCGACCCAGTAAAACTCGCAGAAAGAGAAAGAGTGCTTGGGCCAATCAAGAAGAAAGGTAAAAAGAATGAATGATAAAACTGATGTATTAGATGACATGAGCATTAAGATCGAACTGACTGTTCGGGGCTTTAATGTGTTGATGGCCATCTTAGATTTACCACAACAAGCACCAACCACAATGAAGGCAGAGATGATGAACATCTTGCACTCACAAGTTAGCCCACAAATTGAGCAAGCCAAAAAAGGTTTAGAGGCAGCATTAAAAGCAAGTGAGGAAGCAGCCAATGGATAATTTTATGCGCCAGTTTTTACGGCATCGTAAATTTAGCAACGATATTGCTAAAGCCGTAGAAGAAAAAACTAAAAAGTCTAGTGAAGAAGAGGAAATGGTTCACCGCTTAAAAGCAGAAGCCATGACCAAAGTTATCGTCAATGAGATGATGCCAACGTTTAGAAAAATGATGGAAATGCAACAAAATGACAAACCACCATCTAAACCTAAGAAAACCATCATCCTGCCAGACTAGGGCGGATTGAGTGCTTTATTTGCATTAGTAAATATAGGACTCGCTGTGAAGCGCTCCTGCGGGCGTAAAGAAGCCTTGCATTTGCCCAAAGACGTTTGGGATGACGGCTGGGAAAGACCAGCACCCACACACATACACATAGGAGAAATACATGAACCCATACGAATTACGCTTTTCCGTTTTTAACGCAGCTAAAGATTTTTTAGAGACCCAGTACAATGCCAACATGGCAGCTTGGGAATTGCTCAACAAGACTTCTAAAGAAACACTAGAGCTAGCACCTAAATTTCCCACAATGGACGATGTTATTAATAAAGCCATTGAAATCAATAAGTTTGTCAGCGATGCCCAACGTGAAGAAGTTTTAAAACTCAAACGTTCTGGCGTTAGCGTTATATTTTAAAGGTACACCATGGCCACCAAACCCGGACTCTACGCAAACATTCACGCAAAACAAGAACGCATTAAACGCGGTTCCGGCGAACACATGCGCAAACCGGGTTCGGCTGGTGCGCCAACCAAACAAGCATTTGTTGAGTCCGCCAAAACAGCTAAAAAAGCTAGCGGCGGCTCAGTAAAACACGACAAGCCAATTGCCAAAACAACTAAAGGCGAAGGCCGTCATTATTTAAGCACCAAAGAAGGTGCTGGCATGACAGCAGCTGGCCGCAAGGCTTACAACGCCAAAAACGGCAGTCATCTAAAAGCCCCTCAACCAGAGGGCGGCTCCCGTAAAAAATCATTCTGCGCTCGCATGTCTGGTGTACCCGGCCCTATGAAGGACGAGAACGGTAAACCAACACGCAAAGCAGCAGCACTAAAAAGGTGGAAATGTGGTAGCTAAAAAATTTAAATTTACAGATACGCACGCCAAGATTATTTTAGAACTTGGCAAACAGGGCGCATCGCAAAAAGCTATGTATGCTGCTTTAAATATCAGCAAATCTACAGCAATTAAACTTAAAAAAGAAGATCCTAAGTTTGCAGAAGCTATGGACTTGGCTACAACTTATGGTCAAGCATACTGGGAAAACATGATGTTAGCCAATATTGACAACCGTGGGTTTAATTCCCGCGTTGCCGAAATTGCCCTTCGTGGACAGTATCCAGAGGACTACAAAGACAGTCGTGAAATTAAAGCCGAAATAAAACAAGAAGTTGTGGTCGACTTTAATAAAGAGATAGCTGATCTAATTTCCTCCCTAAAATAAAATATTTCACATTGTGGTACAAAAAGGGCCTTGTCAGGCCCTATTTTTTGCATTAGTATATGTAAGACGAACATTTACTAAAAAGGCTAAAAATGACCGCACACGCGCTGCTCTCAGCATCAGGATCAAAACGCTGGCTAACCTGCACACCATCTGCCAGACTAGAAGCAACCCTCCCCGAACAAAAACGAGCTCCAGGTTCTTTTGACTTTTCACAAGAAGGAACTATGGCTCACGCTTTGGCAGAAGTTAAATTGCGCCATTACTACGGTCAAATAGGAATTGAAGAATATGAAAAAGAATACGAAATCATTAAATCAACATCCTACTATGATGACGATTTCGAGGCTAACGTCGATAATTACGTTTTGTATGTTCGTTCACAAATTGGTGAAGGCGATACTCCGTTGTTTGAACAACGTGTGGATTTCAGTGACTGGGTACCTGATGGATTTGGTACTGCGGACGTCGTTATCCTTTCGAAACACGCAATTAGAGTCATTGATCTTAAATTCGGAAAAGGTATCCCTGTCCACGCCCAAGACAACCCCCAGCTCCGCCTCTACGCGCTCGGCGCGTGGTCTAAATTCAAAGAAGAATGGCCGGACATACGTGAAGTCAGTTACACAATCCACCAACCCAGACTTGACAGCATTAGCACCGACGGCACAAGTATCAGCAAACTTGTCGACTGGGCGAACTACTTCGTCAAACCAAAAGCCAAAAAAGCGTGGTCAGGCACAGGTGAGTTCCTCCCAGGTGACCACTGTCAATTCTGCCGCGCCAAAGCGCAGTGCAGGGCGCGCTCGGACTTTAACTCGGAAATCGCAAAGCTAGAATTTAGACCCGCCCCGTTACTAGATGAAGATGAAATGAGTCTAGTTCTTTCTAGGGCCCAAGATTTACGCACATGGGTTAACGACGTTGAGGATTATGCCTTAGAACAAGCAATTAACAACAGCGTCATTCCCCCGGGTTATAAGCTAGCAACAACTGTAACACACAGAAAAATATCTGATCATGCGTTGGCAGCTACTGTGCTTATTGAAAAAGGCATGGATGAAAAAGTTATTTGGGAACCACCCAAACTTAAGTCTTTGGCATCATTGGAAAAAATAAACAAGCAAGTTATGGCCCATTTAGGTGATTTAGTTATACGTCCAGAAGGTCAACCAAAACTAGTTAAAGTTAAAGAAACAGCAAAGGATGACTTTGAATGAACGCATGGTTAATTGGTTTTATAGGTTGCGTATACACATTTGTGGCAATTCAATTTTTTATAAAAGGTCAAATTGGCATGGGCATATCTTTTTTAGGGTATGCTCTTGGTAACGTAGGCCTAGTTATGGTGACATTACAATTATAAGAAGGACACCAATGTTAGTTAAATACAGCGATTCAGAGTTTGAAGTGCCCGATATTTTAATTGATAAGTTTTACAAAGACTTTGATGGTTTAGTGGGTGGCAGAGAACGAACCGGTGTGCATCAACTAAGAATGCGCATTGAAGAGATTACTGACATGGTTTTTGAAGAACCAGAATTATTAGAAGATATGAGTGTTCATGCCGATTTTATGAACGCTTTGGCGATGCGTCAAGCCCTAGCGGCTCACGGAATTTTGTACGATGCGTAAATATTTCACATCGTGGAAAATAAGTAGTAAGAAGTTTGCATTAGTATGAGTAGGGTACCGATTCAGCTCCTTTAAGTCTGAGTCACTAAAAATGTAAAAAGGTAAAAATTATTATGGCAGTCAAATCAGTAAAGACCAAGTTTGTAACTGGCAAAGTTCGTTTCTCGTTTGTTCACGTATTTGAACCAGCTGAGACATTGAACGGTTCTTTGAAGTACTCTGTATCAATCCTAATCCCCAAGTCTGACAAAGACACAGTAGCACGTTTCAATAAAGCCTTTGAAGAAACCAAGCAAGCTAACGCAGCTTACTTTGGCGGAAGCATTCCTAAAATGCTTAAAGGTGGTCTGCGTGATGGCGATGCGGAAAAAGATGATCCAGTATACGCCGGTCACTATTTCATCAATGCCAACTCTAATGAGAAGCCAGGTATTGTTGATGCTGAATTAAATCCAATTATGGACAAAGACGAGTTCTATAGCGGTTGCTATGGTCGTGCGTCACTTACCCTTTACCCATACGATGCAAGTGGTTCTAAAGGTATTGCAGCAGGTTTAAACAACGTTCAGAAGTTAGAGGACGGTGAGAAGTTTGGCGGTGCAACATCCGCCGCAGCAGATTTCGCAATTTAAGAAGTACCCATGTAGTGGGCGGGGCGACTAGAAACTGGTCGCCCTTTTTGCCCTTTATTAACCCATAACTAGAGAAAAACAATAAATGGATCAGTATCAAGAGTACATTGCCGCCAGTAGATATGCCCGATTTGTAGATGAAAAGAAACGCAGAGAAACATGGGCAGAAACAGTTAACCGTTTTGTGGATTATATTTTTACCCGTACCCCAGCGATTGCCCAAGACGAAGAATTAAAACATGAATTATTTGATGCTATCCATAACCTAGAATTGATGCCGTCCATGCGTGCCATGATGACGGCAGGAAAGAGTGCCGATCGTGACAATACTTGCGTCTATAACTGCAGCTATCTCCC